TCACGACCACGCAGCGGTACGCGGTAGTATTGAAAATTGGCTCTTTGATAAAGCGAAACTTCGTAGTCTTTGCGGTTAAACAGATTGTTGATATTTGCGCTTGCAGACCAGCGAGAATTGAAATCGTAGCGCATACCGGCATTCAAAAAACTGTTAATAGAGTAATGGTTACGGACTATTTCGAAGACCGATTGCGAAAAGTCGGCATACAGCCGGAGTTTACTGATAGGATAGAAATCCATTGTTAAGGAATAATAGGCATTTTTCAGCAGGTTGTCAGTTGCGGAGAAGACATCAGGCTTTTTCCAACTGATATTTCCGGCCATGGTGAGTTTGGGCTGGAACCATGTCAGTCCGCTCCATTGCGCCGTGACTGAAGCATGCAAGGCATGATAGCGCAGATAATCTTCCACCTCGTTTTGAGACACAAACTCCTTATTATATGAATAATTGGTCTGTCCGCTCAAATTGATGTGGGCATTGCGAAAGTTCTTACGACATGACAGTGCCATGCTCCAGGTAGTTTTCGTGTGGTCGTTCCACACTGGAACAACGAGCGTATAATCGGGCATATAAAGACTTTTAAGATAATGGTCGGAAGTACTGCGCGTCCAGCCGACATAAACATTCCACGAAAAGAGTGTGATGGTGTTCAGATACGACAGACGGAGATTCGCCAACGCGACACGCTGCACCGAAAGGCTGTCGATACCTGTCGTAAATGTACGGTAGTTGTTCATCATCGTTCCATTGAACCAAGGATCGGCGTCTGAAGCATTTTGGTTATAGGCTACCGAGGTTTCCATTCGCAATATAAAGGGCACAAAACGAAGCGTATATAAATGAAAGAGATGAAAAGTAAGGTAAGATGATGAATGATAGAGAGTTACAGAGATAGAGAGGAAAAGAGGATGCAAAACGAAACGTTTACATAGCTTTAATTTTGGTTTAATTTTAGAGTGACTGGAGATGGAAAAGATAGGGCGAAAGTTTACATAGGGTTTACATAGGGTTTGTACGCAGGATGCAGCGTGATGATGGCGAGATCTGATGGAGGAGCGGATGATGATGGCGAGATAGGGGCATAGATATTGCGAAATGCGCTAAAACAAAGGGGTGTGCGCCTGTTTGAGATGGTTATGGATGATGTATCAACCGGGGAAGAATGAGGGCTTAGAACGCAATTTTCGGGGTGTTCGGATAGTGTTCGAATGATGTTATAAGCCGGGGATGATTTTGGGGGTATTTTTGGGGTTATTCGGGGAGCTTTACGGCTCCCTTTTTTGTGCCCGAAATGGTCGATTTTGGGTAGTGGAGGGACAGGTGGAGGGACAAACTGGAGGGACATTTTCAGAAAAGTGGAGGGACAAAAGTGGGGTAAAACGCATACCGATAGCTGAGGTAGGAAAACTACCACTTTTCCCACTTTATCTGTAGGAAACATACCCTTTTCGGACCTCGATTTTTGGCGCTAACACCTTATTATATATAGTATATAGGGGCTTTTTGGCCTATTTTCGTGCCTTCCAGGGGGAGGGGGAACACCTGAGGGGCGCTTTTTGAGGGGGAGGGGAACACCTGAGGGGTGCTTTTGAGGGAGAGGGAGAATACCAGAGGGACGCTTTTGTGGGTGTGTACCATCTTCCCGGAGCTGGGAAAATGATACGGGTCCTAAAGGTGGGTATGAAACGAGGTTACTCCAGACGGATGATGCCTCTGACGAGGGCGATGGCGTGGAGGTATGATTTCTCCAGTTCGAACGGTGGGTACTTGGTGTTATCGGAGACGATGCAGATATGATCATCATCCTTGCCCGGCAGTACTCGCTTGATGATGGCTCCCTGATTGGTGTCGAGAACATAGGTCTTGTTCCATTGGAAGAAGACGTCGTTCATCGGTATCTTCTGACAAGCCACGAGGTCGCCAGAGTAGTATGTAGGCTGCATGGAGTCGCCTTTTACCCTGATAAGGAAGTCGGCGCCCTTAAAGTCTGGTATGATATAGTGCTCGCATTCGTACTCCATGAAGGAGATATCGGAAGTGAATGCGCCCGCCATGGCGCTGGTAGGTATGAGTGGAATTCCCTCAATGCTTCCCTCCGGCAGCTTATGAATTCGAGAAGAATATTCTCTATTTTTCTCTGATTTTCTCTGCTTTTCTCCATTTTTCTCCGTTTTTCTCTCCTTTTCGTCAGGGCATGGTGTTTCGTGGGCGCTGGAAGTACTCGTCTTGAGCATTGGTCCTTCGCCTGCGAGAAGCCACGAAGCAGAATAGTGGGGATAATTTTCAACTATTTTCTCCAACCATTTAGCTTGTATATCCGTACCATTGGCTATAGCACGAGATAGAACACCCTTGCTTGCTCCTATAGAACGCTCGAAAGCGCCGATAGTTATCCCCTCATTAGAGGCTATTTGCTGTATTTTTGTTAAAATATTGCCCATAAAACGAAAATTATCCCCAAAATATTTGGAGGGTTGAAAATTATTCCTTATCTTTGCACCGTGTTTAAGATAAACACCGCGCCAAAGATACTAAAAAAGCGCGAGCTGGGCAAATTTATGAACTTAAAAAGTTATAATGATGGAAAATGTAGAGAAGGCTTTCAATGGCCTTGGTAGAACAAAGAAAGTGGAGTTTATCTCCAAGAACATCGAGCTTGCATCATCAAGCGCAGTAGCAGACTATGTGAAGGGATATCTCTTCGATGTGCTCAAAGATGTGGGTGATGATGAGTATGTAGCGACTTACCTTCGAGGTAAGGGTTATAAGGTTGAGAAGAAATAGAGTACCTCACGCTCCGTATAATTAAATCCTCGGAATGGCAGCCCGGAAAGACGGGCAAACTGGACTAAGGTTGACTTCTCGGAAAGACGGGATGGCAGGCTGGAAAGACAGCCATATTTTTGGAAATGTTTAACCACGAGGGTGCGGTGGTAAAGGTTGCACCCTCGATAAAAAGAAAAGATCATGGCAAAACGTAAGCATCGCCATTCTTCGCATAGACATACGGTGCAAGAATTTGGCAACGATATGAATAACCGCTTGGATCGTCAAGCCAGGTTACTGTCGTCTGAACTATCTGAGATAAAAGTGCAACTTCTCGAAAGTTTACACACCGTCGATGAAGCGTTACAGAGACTGCAATGTTTGAGTAACATAGCATCTCAGCTTCCTCGTTCTCGTAATAATATTGATACTGGCCAGTCTTATCCTCAGGAATTATTCCGTAAGGTTGGAAAAATGACAAAACACGGCTTAGTGCTTTTTTAAGATCATTCTGACTCTTGCGAGATTCGACCTGGCGAGAATCAATTGTAACAATGGCTCTCATTAAATACATAAGCTATATCTATTATAAGTGAAACATGAATTTGGATGCAAAGATAAGCATTTTGAGCGAAAAATACTTAATGTTTGCCATAAGTTTAGTTTTCTAAGGGTAGAAAGAATCAGGATTAACAACGAGCCGGGCAACGTTTCCCGGTAACTTGGAGGTAGTCGGAATGCAGGGCGCACGGAGTGAGCGACAGGGATTAAAGGCACGGATAAGCTCACATGATAACTGCATGGTAAAATTTGGGAAGAAAGGCGGTTCGACTCCGCCTTCCTCCACCATTAGAAAAGGATTATAATATTGTTAGAATATGAAAAGAGCAATAGACGTAAGTACGAAGGTACGCGAAGGAATACGCAAGACCTTCAAGGTGTCGGACCAGTCGATATGGCTTGCCCTCACCTTCGACCCCAAGCGGGGAGAAAGCGATAAGGCGAAGCGCATACGCCAGTACGCCAAGCTCAACGGCGGCGTGGAGATCGTGGTGGCTGAGAAGGATGACACCCTACTCTTCGACCATGAGGGAAGCTTCAGACAGTACTTCACCAACGGAGCGATACTGGAGTTTGACAAGAAGACCGGTAATGCTATCATCCATTACAATGGCAAGAAATTGGTATCTGTAGATGATGTCATGGTACGTGAGATGAATCAGATCCAGACCCTTGCAAGCGGTTTGAGTCCGGGTAGATTTTCCAAAGAGGTATGCGTTCTGTGTCTGAAGGAATGTTATAAGAACAGAGTTAAAGTAGGAGGATAGAGCTATGAATGTTACTTGGTATCTGATTACTGCCATCGTATGTCTCTCTGTAGGCATCTGTATGGGTAGGAACTGGGATTATTTCACCAGCGAAGAATAAAGAAAGGTTATAGTTATGGAATATTACGGCAATACACTTTGCATATCTGTGCCAGAACTTTGTGAGGCGGGCATTATGAGTCCGGCTAATTACCAAAAGATGGCTACAAGAAACCGCATTAACGTGGTACGTCGAGGCGGTGGCGCAAGCGGCTGCACGGCTCTCATTGCCGTAGATAGCTTGCCTACCAAATACCGCAAGGCGGTGGAAGTAGAGTTCCCTGGAGGTCCCGAAGTAAGGCTGCGAGGATGGATAACTTCCAATTATGAGGTAGATCAGCACGCCATGTGCTACTTTCAGAGCAGGCAGCAGACGGGCTTGGACCTGTCGGCAGAGAAGATCCAGGAGTATGTGGTGAATGCCTCGGTGCTCAATACCTGCATCAAGCTCTACGAACGAGCCTCTGCCTACCGCAAGCTGATGGGCGAACGCTACGACTGGGAAATGATGGCAAGTACCATCAAGGTATTGAAGGAAACCTATCATCATACCCTACCCGAATCGACACTGAGATTCCGAAAGAAGGTGAATGAGTATAAGGCTGGCGGCTACGGCGTACTGATCAGTGGCAAGTTCGGTAATCAGAACACCAGAAAGGTTGACGTGAAGACGGAGAAACTGGTCATTGGCCTGCAATGCCTTCCTAACAAGCCTCTCAACTCCCAGGTGAAGGATTTGTATGACTCCTTCGTATGCGGCGAGCTTGATGTGTATGATGTCCAGACAGGAGAGCTGTTCGACCCGGAAGATTTCTGTGACAAGGATGGGAATCCGAAGAGTTTGAGCGACAGTACCATCAGAAACATCCTGAATAAGCCGAAGAACAGGCTTATCTGGGATAAGAGTCAGTTGAGCTGGAGCGCCTTTATGCACGAGAGTATGCCGCACATGCACCGCCATTCGGGCGAGTACTCACTGAGTCAGATAACCATGGATGACGTGGATCTGACCCGTAAGCTGAAGGACACGAAATTGCGAGTGAAAGCCTACTATGCCTATGACTCCGTGAGCCAGTGCGTGCTGGGTGCCAGCTATTCCAGGGACAAGGACCAGAATCTGGTGAAGGAATGCTTCAGAGAGATGTTCAGGCTGATAGCCAAGCATGGCTGGGGCATTCCGGCAGGTATTGAGGTGGAGAACCACCTGATGTCGGAATATAAGTACACCCTGCTGCAGGAAGGAACGGTGTTCAGCTATGTGCGCTACTGTGCGCCTCTCAATTCACAGGAGAAGCAGGCAGAGAGCCTTAACGGAGCCAAGAAGCGCCGTATCATCCACCGCAACCACGTAGGTATCGGCCGATTCTACGGCAAGTGGAAATACAGAGTGGAATCCAAGAAGATAAGCGATGCGGGCAATGATACCTGGGAGGACAAGCAGTACTTCACCTTTGATGAGCTTGTGGCGGATGACCGCCGTGACAACTACGAGTGGAACCATACGCTTCACCCTAATCAGAAGAAATACCCTGGTATGACAAGATGGGATGTTCTGATGGAGCATATCAACCCGAACCTGCGCCCATTCGATGCCATTACCCTTGCCCGATATATCGGCGAGAAGGTGGAGACTTCGGTAAGACGAAACTCTACGGTAAGAGTAGCCTACGCAGACTGGTGGCTGAGCAAGCCCGAAGTATTGGAGCGTTTAGCGCCTAACAACTACAAGGTGACTGCCTACTATCTGCCGGATGAGGACGGGAAACCGCAGGATGTGTACATCTTCCAGGGCGACAGATTTATCGACCAGGTGGAGAAGGTAGAAACCTACAACCGAGTGATGGCAGAACAGACCGAGGAAGACCGCAGGAAGTTCTATCATCAGCAGAAGAAGGTAAGGGAGTTCAATACCTACGTAGATAACAACATGGTTCCTGCTCTCGGAACGATGGAGGCTGAAAGGAACGTCGGCACGACCGGCAGTCGGGCAGACGAACCGGAAGAGATAAAAAAACTTACTGCAGATATGCCAGACACGGAGCCAATAGACGTCTTTACGGACGACGAAACCGAGGAAGATATCCTGCAGCGTGCAATCGACATGATATAAACTTCAAAAACTTATGGCAATGATAACAACAGAACAGAAAAAGAAGATTTTGGCGGCGATGGCCCAAGACCGTGTCCGCTTCGACAGTGACAGTAAGCATGCCAAGGTGCTCGGTTTGGCTACCTCAGTCTATTCCATGGTAAAGCAGGGACAGACAGACCGAACCATCAGCGATGGCAACTGGATACGCTTGGCCAGACGCTTGGGCGTAAGTCTGCGCCACGAGATAGAATGGAAGACGGGCAAGACCGACACCTTCATTATCGTGACGAAGCAGTTGGAGACCGCACAGAGTTCCGCCCTCTCGATGATTCTCTGCGACGAGCCTAATATCGGCAAGACCTACACCGCCAAGTATTACGTACAGAACCACAAGAACGCCGCCTATATAGACTGCTCGCAGGTGAAGACCAAGCGCCGCCTGATACGCAAGATAGCGGCAGAGTTCGGACTTGACAGCAAGGGAACCTACGGAGATGTATATGAAGACCTCACCTACTACCTCCGCTCCATCGACTCACCGCTTATTATCCTCGATGAGGCAGGAGACCTGCAGTATGAAGCCTTCTTAGAACTGAAGGCACTCTGGAACGCCACCGAGCACTGCTGCGGCTGGTATATGATGGGAGCCGACGGACTGAAGGAGAAGATCAACCGCAGCATCGACTGCAAGAAGGTGGGATATACCGAGATGCTGAGCCGTTACGGTGGGCGATACTGCAAGGTGACACCCGACGACGGCAAGGAGCGCGAGAAGTTCCTGATGAAGCAGGCAGCCATCGTGGCCAAGGTGAATGCCCCGGAGGGATATGACATCGCCACCATCGTGAGACAGACCCGAGGCGGATTGAGACGAGTGTATACCGAGATAGAGAAACTGAAAATCTCTTAAAGGACTTTTAAAGGTAAAAAAGTAAAAAGGTAAAAAAGTAAAAAGAGCATTCTTGCTTTAGATAAATATGGCAAAAAGAGCATACAGTCCCAGGGAGATACTGAAGATGACTTACAAGCCGATACCCTGGGACGGAGAATGGGAGCGGTGCTTCGGGCAGCCGGATATGTATGATACCTGGTTTATCTCGGGACCTTCGGCTGGTGGCAAGAGCTCTTTCGTGATGCAGCTCGCCAAGAAACTCTGCGAATACGGCGTGGTGCTCTATTGTTCTTATGAAGAGAAAGTGAGCATGAGCTTCAAGGAGCGTATCGAGCGGTTTCACATGGAGGAAGAGCAAGGGAGGTTTAGAGTCTGCATCGACTCGGACCTGGAGAACCTGAAAAGAATGCTGAAGCAGCGCAAGGGTCCGAAGTTCATCATCGTGGACTCCTTCCAGTACTCTCACTGGGAATACGCACAGGTAGAAGCCTTGGTGAATGAGTTTCCCCGAAAGAGTTTTATCTTCATCTCGCAGGAAGCGAAGAGCCAGCCATTGGGCAAGCCTGCAGTCAGGCTGAAGTATATGGCGGGCGTAAAAGTAAGAGTCGTCGGCTACGAGGCAGTCTGTCAGGGTCGATTCATCGGAGAAGCCGGAGCCACCTTCAGGGTATGGGAGGATGGCCTTCTACAAACAGGAAACTATAGTGAATAATTATTAACCCCAAAAAACAGAAAAGATATGAAGAAGATCATGAATGCCGTACAGGCATGGTGGAAGAGAATCTCAGAAGAATCTCGCCGCCAGAAGCAGCTCAAACGTGAGCGAAATATCAAATGCGAGGCGCTTGTTCGCTTGCAGGTAAGAGAATTTAACGGCAAGATATACCTCTGTTTCGACAATGTGCCGTTACTAACGGAATTGGAACTATTTAGCGACATGAGTGATAGTGTCAAGGTAGCTCGCAAGAATTACTTGGCGTATCGTCTTCAGAACGACGGAATAATCGCTGACGACATCAACAAGCAAGAACAGCGTTAAAACGGCTTTCAGATGATATACGTATTACAACTAAAAGGTAAGTATGGATGGCAGGATCAGTTAAGAACTACAGGCGTTTTTATGCCGCCTTCAAGAAAGTACCGCACTATGGAGATGAGGAAGAACAGAAAGAAGCCCTTATCTCAACGTACACGAAAGGTCGTACCTCACACCTTCGTGAGATGACAACGAGAGAATACACCGACATGTGCAAGGCTCTTGAGAACATGTGCGGTTATGGAGATCAGCGCAAGCGCCACCGCTCTATCTGTCTGCATCTGATGCAGGAGTTAGGAGTTGATACCGGAGACTGGCAGCACATCAACGATTTCTGCTCTCATCCGAGAATATGCGGCAAAGTGTTCGCACAATTAGATATCTCCGACCTTGAAGCTCTCGAGCGCAAACTGAGAGCCATCAAGCGCAAGGGAGGCTTAGTAAGCGAAGAACGAAGCGTGAAGCGTGAAGAGCTAAACATCAATAATCAATTCATATTAATAAGCAATGGAGACAATGGAAACAAAGAAAAACCCAATTGACCTGTCGCAGATGACGGCAGAAGAGAAGAAGGCTCTACTTGCCCAGCTCAACGCTGACGCCAACGAGAGCCGCCAGGCCAAGCGCGATGCCTACGAGGGTCTTCGCGCCGAGTTTATGCACCGTGTGGAAGAGTTCTTAGTGAACGTGACCGCCGACGTGAAAGGTTTCAAGCAATGGCTTGAGAAAGAGTCGGAAGGCTTCATCTCCGTGATGCGCGACTACGGTCAGCTGAAGAATGCCGACCAGCGCAACTACACGATCACCGACGGCGACTTCCGCCTGCAGGTGGCGAGCAACAGCGTGAAGGGCTTCGACGAGCGTGCCGACATGGCAGCCGAGCGCTTGGTAGCCTATCTGAAGAACTACATGCAGAAGAGCGAGAAGGGTCAGGAAGACCCGATGTACCAGTTGGCGATGACTCTCCTGGAGCGCAACCAGCGTGGCGACCTGGACTACAAGAGCATCTCGAAGCTCTACGAGTTGGAAGATAAGTTTGGCGACCAGGAATATAAGGACATCATGATGCTCTTCAAGGAGTCGAACGTGGTACAGAAGACCGCCGTGAACTATTACTTCTTCCGTCGTCACAAGGAGACGGGCGTGTGGATGCGCATAGAGCCCAGCTTCTGCAGGCTGTGATATTTTAAAGGTAAAAAAGTAAAAAGGTAAAAAGGTAAAAGAGCCTTCTTGCTGAAGTTTAATTAGAAAAGCATACGATCATCGATGAGGAATCTGAAGCGCGGCCGCCGGGGCTTGAGTTACAAGAAGCGCGTAGCCGACATCAACAGCATATACGACAGATATGCGAAGCTCGGCATATCGAACCGCGAGATATGGCGCCGCTATATCTACCCGCACTATGCCATCTCGGAGCGCCAGCTGTACAATATCCTCAACGCCAGTGCCGACCCCCGCAACGAGATTCCAGTCGATGATGAGCTTTTCTTGCAGTTTGACGAACCTAACGAAAGTAAATAAGAGCGTATGGAAGAGATTGTCAATCGTATCGTAGCCTATGCTAAGCAACAGACCAAGGAACTTTCTCTACAAGACCAAGCCTTGGTGTATCAGGAGTTGGAGGGCCGCATGTCGGACCTGAATCTGCAAGCCCTGCATGATGACTATCTTGCCGATGGGCTGTATTGCTGATAAAGATATGGCAGGAAATAATGATTTATCGGTAGTGATCAGACATATTCTGAGTGATATCCGAGTGGAGATCGGCGACGAGTTCGACAAGAACTTCGAGCGCCAGGGGTTCTTCACCAAGGCATGGGCAAGACGGAAAAGTCCGATACGAGGCGACGGGCATATACTCGTAGCCTCGGGCGACCTGAGGAAGAGCGTTCAGAGTCGGAGCGACGCCACCTCTATCACGTTTTACTCCTCCTCTCCCTATGCAGCCATACATAACGAGGGTGGAGAAATCAAGGTAACGGAGAAGATGAAGCGGTATTTTAGAGCCAAGTTCTATGAGTCGATGGGAATGACCAAGAAGCAGGGCGGCAAGCGTCGCACTTTGACTGATGGTGGCTTCTATGCTTGGACTTCCAAGATGAATCTTAATTCTAACGCCGAATTTTGGCGGGCAATGGCGCTGATGAAGGTGGGTAAGACCATTAAGATCCCGAAACGCCAGTTCTTAGGCATGGCCCCGGAAGTGGAGAGAGAAGTGACAAAGATCATCGAGGATGAGCTTGAGGAGTATTTTAATCATTTTAATATTTAATGTTTTAGTTATGGACGGAAGATTGAATTTATTTAGCGACGTGAAACGTGCCATCGAGGCTCAGGTGCCCGATGTGCAGCACGTGGACCTGTACAACGAGAATGTGGAGTATGTGGACGAGGAAAGTCCCTGGCAGCGCCCTGCAGTGTTTATCGAGATAGGCGACATAGGCTGGAGGATGATGACGGGCAAAGAGCCGATGCAGCGCGGCGAGGGCGAGATGCGGCTACACATTGTGACCGACTGGATGGAGGGCGGCTTTGAGGCGGCCTGTATCCTGATAGAGAAAGTGCTGAAGGCGCTTGTAGGCATAGATAGCCAGACCGTGACAGTGTACTACCCCGAGACGACGATGACCTGTCGCAGTCATGGCGAGTTGATGGAGAATATCGAGATCATGAAAGTGAGGTATCTTCGTAAGATCTGATAAAGGCAAACACACGCTGGCACGGCTACGAGAAGATAAGTTTCAAGAGTTAAGGAATATCTTATATCATATATTTCACTGTTTGTTAGTAATTTATTTTTAGATGTTATTAAACATTCCATTCTTGTAAAGCCCGTGAGGGTGTCAGAATGTTTTAAGTTAGCAGTATGCCCTGCGGTTTTTTTAACTATACTCTCATTTCGGGGTTGGCGAACCCCAGCAGGCTGTGAAGTCCCGCGAAGATGAATAGATCATTTTTTTATTTCTTAGGTTTAAGTTTTGTATACATAGCCGCAGGCGGTCGGGGTTGGCGAACCCTGAAACGACAGAGGGGGCTGCATCGTGATGATGCAGCCCCCTTTTTGGCTCAAGTAAGAGTTATTCTCCGTCGCCACCGCCCTGTGGTGTATCTCCACCTCCGGGCTGTGTGCCCTGCGACGCGTCTGATGACGAGGAACCACCGCCCCCTTGCGCTGGGCTATCACCTCCCGAGGCAGGCGGTGTGTTGCCATTGTCGTCCTTCTGCGCCTTGGCTTTTCGCTTAGCCTCTTCCTGTTCGTTGCGGCTTGCCACGAAGTTGAAGGCAGCATCCTCCTTCAGATTCTCGAAGAGCTTGCCAGGATCCCACACCACGTTGACCTTCTCCACGCAGGTGGCAGGGTTGTAGTCCTTGGCGAGTTCTGTGCCCTTGCCGTGCAGGGTAACGTAGAATTCTCCGAGCTTGCCTAACTCCACCTTCTTGCCGGCAAGGAGCATTTCGCGCAGACACTTCACGGCTTTTCCGAGGATAGCTTCCACGTCTTCTGCGTCGTATGTGCTGCCGTGGCTTGAGATATGCTCGCTGAATTCACTGAGCGTCATTTTCTCGGTGTACTGAGCCACACCGTAGGCTTTCTTTGGGTCCTGCTTCTTGGCAGGGTTGCCCATCATTGCAATACTGTAATTGATCATTTACTTTTAAAGATTAAAATGTGAATATAATAGTGATAGAACACCGTTAGAATATTGTTTTTGCATCCCTATAGGGACGAGGCTCCATCCCTAATAGGGACCGAGGCTCATCGGTAGTAGGGATAGGGCCCCAGCCTTAGTAGGGGCTGAAAAGTCTCACGTATGAAGGATAACTGCTTTTGGTGTGAGCTTTGTTCAGCTGTGCGATAATCGCCTTCGATTTCTCCGTGAGGCACAGTCTCTCCACTCCCAAATTCTCCGCTGCCAACTTCTCCGCTGCCAACTTCTCCGCTGTCAACTTCTCGGCTGTAGCCACATCAGACAGTAGGATACTCTTGCCGAATTCTCCTTTTTTGCTTTTACACGCCTGACCGACCACACATCCCTGCTCTCTTCTTACGCAGAACTCGACGCCTGCCCTGCTCATGGTCTGCAGCGTGGTGGCCCGAAGCACGCAGTCGGGGAAGGAATACTTTGAGAGGGTCTTCTTGCTTTGCTTCAGATTGTCGTCATTGGCTTTTTTTACTGCCTTGTGGAGGTCGGGGGCAGTGGTGCAGATGATATCGCCCATCATATTGGTGACGAATGCGGTATTCACATTCGCCCCGTTCTCGTAGGTGATACTATATGATGCACCGATATAGGTGACGTTCTGCCTGATGCTGCTCATAGCTGGAGCGAAGAGAAGGAACGGAATGCCATGCTCTACGTACCAGTCGCAAATCTTCGAGAAGATGGAGAACGGGGGGTTGTCTATTACCACGCAGTTGTCGGGGTAGTCGAAGTGTTCGAAATCTCCTCCGGGATAGAAGGGACGTACCACAGGGCGGTCGCCAATGTCGAGGTGCTTGCGTGCCCAGTCTAATACTGCTTCATACACAGGTGGGGGGGTATAGCAGTCGTCTGTTGTCTTCTTCGGCTTGAATTTTTCTATAAATTCATCGTAATTTTGATTTTTCTTGCTCATTTTCTTGTGGGATTAAAAAGTTTATTGTATATTTGCAGCGTGAGGGATGGGGATAACCTTCAGAGACCCGCTCTCATTCCAGCCAGGCTTTTCAGTCTGGCTTTTTTGTTAGCACTATTTTATCATTGTGTATGCAGTATATTCTTTCGAAATTCCTGTATTGAGTCGTGTTTCTGAGGCCTAAGTATTTTGCGAGTCCTGCATAGAAGTTTTCTGCCGAGAAATTATCGTTAGGAAAAAATATAACCGCAACCTTAGAGTCAGGCTTAGAAGCGCAATGCTTGAGGGCGTTTCTGATATTGTTAGGTGTTCCACTCTCAGCTCCTGCAACTTCAAAAGGAAGATTATCCCATGTTCCCTCACAACATTTTACCTTATATCTGTTTTGAGGTTCTGCTTCCAAAATAACAACGTGTCCATTTTTTACGCCTGCATCTTGCGAATATGTTTCGTACCAGCCCTTGTCTTTGTTAAGGTTATGTTCGTTATGGATAGCCTTGATACCTCCGCTTTCCATATCCATACTTACTTCTCGATATTCTTTATTTCTTAAGAAACTGTCATAAATAGGCTTATTTCTCTTGATTCGCTTAGATACCTCCTCCTTCGTGTATCTTAGTAATCTGCATGCCTCGCATAACTGGTTGTCGTTTACACGATTTGATAGCTTAACATCCCCTCCCTTCGCCACATCGCAGTCATTACACCGCTTGATGGTGTAAGGGTTGTAGTCGGGCATGGTTTTGCCCTGCTTGCCACTGTTGAAGCGGAAGATGTTGTATCGTTCGCCGTTCATAGCCTCCTCGCCCCTACTCATGGCTTCGCTGTGCTCTGTGGCCGGGTATTTCTGCTTGCGCACCTGTACCACGGTACAGCGGCAGTTGTGTGCAATGCCTACGGGCACGATATACGACTCATCTTTGTCGATAGAGAGGTTAAATACCTTGGTATTTCGATTCTTTTTTGTAACTTTGCCCTCAACCAACACATAACGATTATGGAAAAAGGTATTTCTCAAGAAATCAAAGAACGAGTGGAAGCCATCGAAGGAATGAATATCCTTGATGCCGCAAAATTCAGATACGTCACAGAACAGAGAAGCTTCAGATGGCTCGTTGCTTATTGGAAGGTGAACGGAAGAACTGTGCATCGCATTCTTAGCAAACTGGGCATCCCTATCAGGCATGGAAGCGCAGCTGTCCGCATTCAATGGATTGGAGCGGAAGAAAGAAGAAAGGATGCAGCCAAACGTCTTGCTCAGACAAACCATGAACTTGCAGCTAAAGGACTTCACGTGCGCCAGGGTAAGACCAAGGAAAATAGCGGCCTCATTCGTGATATATCGAACAAATTGAAGCGCACCTCTTCTTTGCTTCGACCATCTGTAAGAAAGAATGCGATCGAAAATTCCCTTGCCACTCGCAAGCTTCATCCAGAGCGGATGAGCGCACTGGGTTTGCCATTGAGTGAAAGCGAAGAAATCATGCGAAGCCACCTCCTTGCAATGGGCTTTCCATTCGAGGTTCGCAAGCTTATTGGAGGCTACGTCGTAGATTTCTTTATTAAAGAACTCAGGCTTGTGATTGACTGCCAGGGACGCAACCGCTTTCCCCTTTCTTATACACGCCATCAGTGCATAGCAAAGGAGGGTGTATGTGTTGCCTACTGCGTGAACGAGCAGGTGAAGCGGAGAACGTTCACCGACCTGGACAATTATATCTCCCTTGTGAAGGTTTTCCGCAGCGACCCATCCTCTCCTTGTGCAGAAGCGGTGATTTGGGGTGCATGTGGATTTCGCCCCTTTGGTGATGATAGTTACAAGGTCGCCCTCAAACGGACGGGAAAGCGTGGCTGTTACCTCACGGAACTCTCCACTTCCTCCGATTACTAAGTCTCCCTTCTTGATGCTGGCGATATGTTTCCAGCCATTAGCGGTAAGTACGGGCGTATTAGGAAGGAAACAGTTCCATCCATTCGGCGGGTAATAGGTTTCCCAGAAAGAGTCGCTCATCGGGAGCGTCACCCCATCGAGGGCAGCGTGTTCCGGGCGCACCTTGTCATCCTTGGCCGTGCGGTACTGCAGGTTGTATCGGTCGCCATCCTCGCTGAACTGTTCCCACTTCGCCGCCATGGTGGCAGAAGCCTGTACGAAGTTGTATTCGGCGTGCAGATAGTTGGCATTGTAGGTGTCGTTGATTTTTTGAACATCGTTCAAAAAGCGTTCGAACGGCTTTTTATTGCCATTCTCATCGACCATGGAAGGGAAAGCCTCGTTGAGCTCGTGGAATGTCTTGATGCCCGAGAAGATGTAGTTGGAGCGGATAAGCCGCTCGCGCATCTTGTCGCTCATTTCTACCTTTTGGAAGCCAGCATCGAGGACACCCGCATGGGTGGTAATGAATTCCTGCGCCTCGTCGCTTGCCAGGATATTGATGTCGAGCTGCGCTCCCTTCTGACGGAAGAGGCCCTTCATCATCTTATTGAACTTACCCGTGAGCCGCGACTTCATCTCCTGCCACTGCTTGTCGCCCATGAGCTGGATAGCGTCGGGCACGTCCATGCCCTTCAATATCTCCTTGTATCTCGAGTGTAGCCCCTCGTAAGCTTCGGGGCTCAGTCGAAAAAATTCTTCAGGTCCTTTTTGTTGTCCTTCGGGTCTTCCTTTGGGTCTTTCTTCGTGTCTGCAGGTTCACTGCCGAAGAGTGAAGGCTGCTGGATACGTTCACCTACGGGCATATTGTATTTGTCAGCGAAGTACTTGCCGTCCACCACGTATCGGTCGGATATCATCTTCTCGTACTCCATCTGCTGCTCCGGGGTGTAGCTTGGGCTGTCATCCCATGCGAAGTGATAACCCTGCAGAGGGAAACCGTGGCTTATCATGCGAGGAATCAGCTGGTTGTTGATGGTGTTGGCGAGCAACTTGGCATCGCTCTCCACTAAGTTTTCAAACACCTTCAGGTGGGTCTGGCTCTGCGAGAGGCTGCTACCGTCCTCGATAGTCATGGTCTGGCCGATGATGAGTTTGGAGATTTCGGAGTTGGCACGATCCACACGCTTGTCGTAAACGTTGAACGCGTCGCTCTTGGCGCTTTCTACGATTTGGATTTCCGTGCCCGTAGGCAGTACGGCATAGCCTGCCTGACCCATGCGCGCCATCATGTCGCTGATGCGGTCTACCTCCTTCTGGTCTCTCAAGCTGGTGGTGGCAATGCGCAGTGGCATACCGAAGATCTCGCTGAAGACGTCCCATGCTGCCAACACGTTCTTCTTAGGTATGCAGTGGAGCGAAGCTTTGAGGTAGAGGCCGAGGTCGTCGGGGCGCCCCACCTCGATGAGGTTGCCGAACCATTCCGGCTCGTGGTAGTCGATACCCGTAGTCCAGTCCTGTCCGAGGTCGGTGATGACGCGGTGGTGCTCGGGGATGACGTACTTGCGGTCCACCAACGTCACACTGTTATAAGCGAGGCATCCGTCTCCATCGGTACCGAGGTCTCCGAGTTCGATGAGCGAGTGCCCCCAGTAGGGAGTGGTAAGCACGAGGCGGCAGAACTCCACGAACCATTCCTGCTCGAGGAAGTGCTTGAGGTCGTCGTTGGGTGTGCCGTTCTTGTCCTCCAACTTGAAAGAGCGAGACATGACGAAGCCCTTTCGCTGGTCGATACAGCCAGAGAGGTGGGCATCTATTTCGGTGTCGCGATAGATGTCGTAGAGCGCCTGGCGGTTGGGGCTTTCCACGCTGATGGCGAGTTGCCACGCACGTCGCCACTTCTGTATGTCGCCCTTGGTGAGCGCCTCGGTGGTACGCTGCAGTTTGGCGATGATGCTTTCCACCTGTCGGCGGTTGTTCTTGCCTATCAGTTCGATGTCACCATATTTAGTTCTCCAGAGCTGCGGTCGACCGAGGAATGCTCTCCAGGCATCCTCTATGCGGTCTTTGGCTCTATTTATGTTCAATCTTGCCATTTTCGTTTAATGTTTAATTTAAAAGTAAAAAAGTAAAAAGGTAAAAAGAGCCTTCTTACCGATTATTATTCCGACTAATACCTTACCAGCTGTGACGGTCGGGCCCGTTGCCGTATGCCAGGACCCCTCCCTGCGAGATGTCGTTGCCCGACTCGTCAGTGGCGACAGGCAGGTCGGGTACTATCTTGCCCGCCTGTACGCCCTCGAGCCACTTGACGGCCCGCTCGTAACGTTCCTTGCGGGTCTCGTAGCCCATACGGTTGGGGAGCGATGCGGTCATGTTGTAGAGCGCGATGTCGGCGGTGTACATGACGAGCTGGCGGTTGCGCTCATTGCCTTGTGTAGCAAAGATGCGGTCGGTGTCGTACTTGGGTCGCAGATAGCCTGCCACTTCCTCCTGTGCCTCCGCAATGGCGTTGCTGACATTGTCGGGGTCGGCACCCGTGATGGCCTTGAGCGAAGCTTCGCTGCTCACGACCTTGAAGTCTTCCTGTGTGATGAAACTCATAATTTAATGAGAAATTAGAAATGTTTTTGTTACCATGAATTCTTTGGGCGCATTCTCTTGACTATTCTCGGAACGAAGGCAGCCACTCTGCCCTGCTTCTGGAGGATGTAGATGGCGCCCTCGTCGGCATCGGGCGCATCGTCGTGCGCACGGCTGCCGTGTTCAAGCGAAAGTGTCTGGTCGATGCCCACCTGCATATCCTCGGAGTCTCGGAGCGCCTCGTTGTAGAACACCACGCCACGCTCCCAGAGTGGAGCTATGGACTCGATGCGCTGCAGCTTGTCGGGCTTCTTGCGGTTGTCGGCCGTGATGGGCAGCTGGTAGCCCCGCAGGTCGCCCTCGGCGGCAAACTCATCGAGGGCGGTATCCTGCATCAGGTTTGCCTCCATGTAGAACTGGATACTTGCGCCTTCTTCCAAGCTTCGCTCATAGAGGTTGTAGAGCCATCTCACCATGGCACCCGTGGTTTCCTGACGCACGAAGCAGTCGATGAGGTGCAGTTCCTTGCCGATGCTACCCCATAGTCGGCACGCCTTGTAGTCGTTCTCGGTGGTGGATTTCCACGACGGGTCGGTATAGCATACCAGGGCATCGTACTTCGAGAGCTTCGGCATACGCTTGTACTTGATCCATTCGTGCCGGAAGATGGTACCGTCCTTGATGGGGTTGTGCATCATCTCCTTGTTCCAGTCGCGGTAGCCCACGAACTCACGGTAAGCATCCACCTCCTCGCGTGTCCATTTCTCCTGCCATGTAGGGTCTCCGTTCTTGTCGACGGCATAGACCTTGGAGAGGAACACGCCCTTGGTGTGGGCGATGTTGAAGAGCACGGAGTTCTTGGAGATGAGGTTGCCCACCATGATGAAGCGGCCACGGCCCACATCCAAGGAACCGAAGAGGGCCGACTTGACCCACGAGGTAAGCTCACGCACCCGCTTCTCGTTCTTGCAGAGCTCATCATCATCGAGGTCGTCGATGACGATATAGTCGGGACGTGCCTCACGGTCGCGCAGACCACGGGGACTCTGACCGCGGCCACAGGCCAGGAACTTGACGCCGCACTGTGCCTTGAACTCGCCATCGGTCCAGTCGCCGCCGTTAGGCTTCTGTTCTCCGAAATCCGCTTTGAGTCGGTCGTTGTATTCCAGTTCTGCCTGGATATCGCCCAACAGTCGGCAGGCAGCATCCTCGCTCTTGCCCACGATGACCATGAAGTTGATGAGCCTGAGGGGCTGGAACATGAGCCACAGGGGCAGGAATACGTCCAGATGGGTGCTCTTGGCGTGACCACGAGGCCACATGAACACCGCCTTCAGGTTGGGCGTAGACTTCACCTTGCGGGCTGCCTGGTTGTGGAACGGCGCATTGTGGATGGTGCGCAGCACCTTGCCCGTGGTCTTATCCTTGAGCTGCAGGAAGTGCGGGAAATAATATTCGCAGAAGGCAGCATAGTCTCTCTGCAGGGAAGCAATGCGTTTCTTCCGCTCCGTCTTGCTTTCGGGAGCCATGAGCGAGGTGTCGGTAAGCGCTGCTATCTGCTTGCAGTGTTCGCGCCACGCCTCGATGGCCTGTTTCTTTTCTGATAGTGTAGCCATCCTTCTTTGCTTCTAATTATTATTGTTATACCTTAGAGTTCACAACTGAAACCATTGTTCATCTTGTCGGAGATGAAGAGATCCTGGTAATAGTTGAATGTCTTGAGAAGTTCGGGTGTGATGTTCGGGTCGGTCTGAGCACGGAACTGCATCCACTTAGAGAAGGCCATGAACACCTCGATGGCATCCACCACGTTGGCTTTCTTGTCGAGTTTCTGGATGACGGACGAGAGCTTGGCCAATCGGTCGCCCAGTCCGGATATCTTGTCCGGGTCGCCGGATTCGTTTACCTGACTGATGAGGGTGTCGATGGTGAGGAGGAGTTTGTTGACCAGCTCCGGACGTGTGACGTTCTTGGCGGCCCGCTGCTCTTTCCATCCCTCCGTGTTGGCCCACTTGGATATTGTCACCCTTGATACCTCAATCTGCTCGGCTATCTCTGCCTGTTCCTTACCCGCCATATAGAGGGTTCGGGCGAGGTTCTTCTTACGTTCTAATTCTGCTTTTGTCATATTCTAATATTGTTATAATGTAAATAGAAAACCACGGAGGCGACTGGCGCCCTGCGGGTTTGGTATTGCAAAATTGCGACTTTTTGGGCAATCTGCAAAAATAGTGTGCAGCGGTTGCACGGAAGTGTGCAAGCATTTCATACTTTTTTGGAGGTTATGCGAAAAGTTAGTAATATTGCATCCGAAAAAACTTTTAAAGGTAAAAAGGACTTTTAAAGGTAAAAAGGTAAAAAAGTAAAAAGGTAAAAAGAGCCTTCTCGCTTTTAAAGGTAAAAAGGTAAAAAAGTAAAAAGGTAAAAAAGTAAAAAGGTAAAAAAGCAAAAAGGTAAAAAAGATATGAGCAAAGGTAAACGAGTAAGAATCAGTAATGAGAGCGTGAACTGCTACGGCACTCGAATCCTTACATCAGGCATCGACCTGGCGCAGTATCAGCGCAACCCGGTGCTGCTCTACATGCACGAGCGTGGCAAGGTGGTGGGCTTGGTGAAGGGTCTGAAGGTGGAAGGCCAGGACGTGACTGGCGAGCTGGTCTTTGACGAGGCTACGGACCTGTCGCGACAGCTGAAGAAGCAATGGGAGTTCGGTAGCGTGAAAATGGTGAGCGCAAACTTCCAGATCTTGGAGATGAGCGACGATAAGCAGCTGCTCGCCGAGGGTCAGCAGAGACCGACGGTGACGAAATCGAAACTCATCGAGGTGAGTGTGGTGGATATTGGCGGCAATGATGACGCCATCGTGCTCACTCATGAAGGTAAGACAATCTCACTTTCAGCAGGACAGAATGCCATCGACGGCGTTCTTCCCCTATTAGATAATGTAAGTAAAACCCCATTAAAAAACAAAGAAATGGAATTAAAAGATTTAGCGATCAAGTTGGGTCTGAAGGAGACCGCAACTGAAGCAGAAGTGAATGAGAAGCTCGCAAGTCTCAGTCTTGCGGCAGGTAAGGTGACCGCCTTGGAGAACCAGGTACAGACACTCCAGGCGCAGCAACAGGCCGTGGAGTTGGCCGCTGTCACACGTGCGGTGGAAACCGCCATCGCCGAGAAGCGACTCGCTGCAGGCATGAAGGATCACTTCGTGGAACTGGGCAAGAAGTTGGGTCTGGAGCAGTTGAACCTCACCCTGTCGGCCATGCAGCCCCAGGGCAAGATTACGGCAACCCTGCATCGAACCGACAAGGGTAACATCGTGGCAGACCCACAAGACTACTCGAAGTACGAGAAGCTGAGTGCCGTGCCAGCAAACGTGATGATGGACCTGCACGACAACCACCACGATGAATTCGTGCGCCTCTACCAGGCGGAGTACGGCTTTGAACCTGCGTAATGTTTAAAGGTAAAAAAGTAAAAGAGTAAAAAGGTAAAAAGAGCCTTCTTGCTTTTTAAAGGTAAAAAGGTAAAAGAGTAAAAAGGTAAAAAGGTAAAAAATAAAAAACGACAATGAAAAAGAAAACAATTATCAAGATCATGACGGCATTGCTCTTCAATGCCATTGTGGGTGGAATTATCGCAACGCTGTTGGGCTGCAGCGCCATTGGCGGTGCTATCGTGGCCAGTCTCATCGCCATCGCGGTGCCTGGCTTCATGCCTGAGGATGCAGCCTATGATGGTGTGCTGACAGAGGTGTGGACAGGTGAGCTGATCAAGGCTCTGCGTGGAAAACTGGACGCAGCATGGCTCAACGGTGTGCCCGACCAGAGTTCGATCGTGAAAAACGACGTGATTCACCTCGTGGATGTGGGTGCCGATCCGCAGGTGCTTGTCAACAACACCACCTACCCATTGGACATTCAGGAGTTAGAGGACGGCGACAAGACCTTCTCGCTTGACAAGTTCCAGACCAAGGTGGTGCCAGTGACCGACGACGAACTGTATGCTCTCAGTTACCTCAAGATGGCCCGCGTGAAGGAAAGTTGTGCCAACGCCCTGAACGATGCCAAGTATGCCAAGGCAGCCCATGCGCTCTGTCCTACGAAGAACACGGACAAGACTCCGGTGCTCGTTACTACCGGCGCAGTGGACGCCGCCACCAAGCGCATCAAGCTCTGCATTGACGACGTTGTGGCTCTGAAGCGCAAGCTCGACGCATTAGGCGTGCCTGTGACTGACCGCCGTCTGGTGCTCTGTACGGACCACGTGAACGACCTCCTCGAGACCGACCAGGCATTCAAGGAGCAGTATAACATCAACCGCAACGATGGTACTGTAGGCCGCCTCTATGGCTTCGACATCTACGAGTATGGTGCCTGTCCTACCTACAGTACTGCAGGTGTGAAGAACACCCTTGGCGCCACACCTAAGGCTGGCGAGTTCCAGTGCTCGTTCGCATTCTACGTGCCACGTGTGTTCAAGGCTACAGGCGAGACGAAGATGTACTACAGTCCTGCGGAGAGTGATCCTCAGTATCAGCGCAACTTAGTGTCTTACCGTCACTACTTCATCTGTATGCCTAAGAAGGAGGATGCCGGCGGTGTGATCTACAGCGGCTATAAGGCAGGCTAACAAGGCTTCAAATCTTCATCATATACTTAACATTAAATTCAAACGGTTAGAAAGGCGATGACAGACATGATTATGAACATCCTGCAGTGGGCTATCCCGAGCGGCGGCATAGGTGCTGCCATCGCCTGGATAGCCAATCGAAAAGTGAAGGAGGCCGAGCAGGCGAAGCGCATACACGACACCTTCAAGGAGATGTATGGCGACGTGAGCAAGGAGCTCCTGGCTAAACAAAAAGAACTGAACGATGCAGCAGAAGACAATGCAAAGGCTATCGGGGAACTCAACCGCGAGAATGCCCGCACGCGCTATGCGCTCAACCGCCTCACAAGGGCTATCGAGGCTATACAGCTGTGCCCTCATCGTGCTTCTTGTCCTGTCAGCGGCGAGCTGCAGAACCAAGAAGACGGCGCTGACGCAGACGCAGGAGACACAACAGGCAAGCAGCGCAAGCCAAGACAGCAGCGTAAGCCACGACACGACGCTGACGACGAGCCTGACGAGGGCAAGCGTGATGGCTAACGAGGAGTGGCAGCAGGCGTGGCTCATCAGACCACTGGAGGGCGGCGGTTATCGCATCGAGGGTAGCGGAAAGTCGAAAGAGCAGACGCATCTCGAGGGCGAAAAGCTCTCTGGCCGCACTTCGGGGAGCACTACTTCCAAGACGAATAGAACGGCATCAGAAAGCCGTTATAACGGTGTAGAAAGCGTGGAAGAAAAGAAGCCTCCCGAACACGACTGGGCGATGTGGACGTATGCGGTTATCGGATTGATCCTAATAGTTTATTTATCAGTAATCATAAAAAAAAGAGAATAGAATATGGAACATATATTAGACGGAACCGACCTCATCCTGTCGGTGGGTGGCGGTGCGCTTGCCTTCAGTACCGGCTGTAAGATAACGACGCAGACGGAGACCGGCGAGCGAGTGACCAAGGAGGCTGCGAGCGGCAAGTGGAAGGAGAAGTACGTGAAGAGCTACTCGGAGAGCATCAGCGCCGACGGCGTGGTGTGCACTGACGGCACCACGGATGCTCCTACCTACGACCAGCTGAAGGATATGCAGATAAGCGGCACTCCTGTTGACGTGGCATACAATGTGCGCGAGGCTGGTAGCCGTTCGGGCAAGACAGCCGGTGGCTACAAGGGTAAGTTTATTATCACCTCGCTGGACCTCGACGCCCAGGCAGGCGACGACTCGAAGTACTCCATCCAGCTGGAGAACTGCGGCAAGGTGGAGAAACAGACAACAGGTCTGCAGGCGACGGCTGCAACGGGGCTCTCTGCCGACGAGGGTAATCAAAACGTAGTAGACTAAAAGTTATGAACAAAGGTATATCATATATCACCGTAGGCTGCAGGGAGCTGCCCTGCCGCCTGACGATGGGCGCCATGCTGCTGTATAAGCGCAACATGCAGAAGGACGTGAGCCAGATGAGCGGTGGCGACATCGAGGAGCTTCTGATGTTTATGTGGTGCTGCGTGAAGTGTGCTTGCAAGGCCGACGGAGTGGACTTCGAGACGGACTTTGAGACGTTCTGCTGTCAGATTACTCCCGACGACCTGAACGCATGGAACGAGGCGATGGCACAGACGAGTGAAGATAAAAAAAAATAGCCGGCGAAGCTTCGTCGGCTGATGGCTGCGAATATGAGCCCACGGATGTGGAGCATCTGCAGGGCGTGGCAATGGGGTGTATGGGTATGAGCAAGGATGACTTCTGCCGATGCACCCCTTCTGAGTTTTATGCGGCGTATGACGCATGGTGGCAACGGGAGACAGACCTGGAACGTGGCAGGTGGGAGCGCATGAGGATGCAGTGTCTGTGCTCTCTGCAGCCCTACTCGAAGAAGCAGCTGAGGGCGCAGGACTTCATGAAGTTCCCATGGGAAAGTGAAGAACAGAAGGCAACATCTTGCCGGAGTCAGCAAAAAGGTCAGAGCCGTGAGGAAATCATGGAACGGTACAGGGAGGCAAAGAAAAAGGCAGGGGTAAAATGAAATTATATATTATCATCCTGGCAGAGCATAATCACCCACAACATGGTGCTTATAAACATAGTGATACCACACAGAATCAATAAATCGGAAGCCCAGCCTGGCGCTTTTGCTCCCATAACCCAGTCGCAGAGAACCAGTCCTATAATGAAGCTTGCGACGGCAATCCAGCCGCAGACGGTTCTGTCTTTCATCGGTGTAACTTTATATTCTGCCATAATGATGTTTAAATAATAACACGCTGCAAATATAGTAAAAAGAATCGAATAATCAAAATTATAAAGCAAAAAGTATGGCCAACGAGGTAAGATTTAACATTCGGCTCAATATTGACGGCAAGGAAAAGGTTGTGACGGCTACTACGGCGGTGGATAATCTGCGCCGTGTGGTAGACAACGCAAAGGGAGCTGCCGGTGCGCTGCAAGAGCAGCTCATCAATACCAATCAGATAGTGGAGAAATGGAACAATGTCTCCAATGCTATCGGACAACTCTCGTCTGTACTAAATGATATTACCGCTGAAAGCCGCAGCTTCGGTGGTGCCATGGCGGCTGCCAACACCATGGCAGGAAAGAGCGGTGAGGAATTTGCCAAGTTGAAAGACCAGGTGGCTGAACTCTCTCACGAGGTTCCTGTTGCCCGAGACAAGTTGGCAAATGGTCTTTATCAGGTTATTTCCAACGGTGTGCCAGAGAATAACTGGATAACGTTCCTTAATAAGTCGGCGCGTGCCTCTGTGGCAGGTATTGCAGACCTTGAGGAAACGGTGAAGGTGACCTCCACTATCATCAAGAACTATGGATTAGACTGGGAGGCTGCAGGCTCCATTCAGGACAAGATACAGCTCACGGCCAAGAATGGTGTTACGAGCTTTGAGCAGTTGGCGCAAGCCTTGCCACGTGTCACCTCTCAGGCTGCCACCCTTGGCGTGAGCGTGGATGAGCTGATGGCGACCTTCAGCACACTGACGGGCGTGAGCGGTGATACTGCCGAGGTGAGCACTCAGTTGGCGGCTATTTTTACCGCTCTTATCAAGCCATCGAGCGAGGCTGCAGAGATGGCGCAACAGATGGGTATTCAGTTTGACGCAGCCGCCATCAAGGCTGCAGGCGGCATGGAGCAGTTCCTTCAGCAACTCGGAAAGAGCGTGCAGGAGTACTCGAAATCGAGTGGAGTTCTGGAGCAAGAGGTGTACGGCAAACTTTTCGGAAGCGCAGAGAGTCTGCGCGCCCTCACGCCGCTGATGGGTAACCTGTCGGATAAATTCAGCGAAAACGTGAGCAGCATGAAGGATAGCGCAGGAACTATTGATAATGCATTTGATACCGTGGCACACACGGGAAGTTCAACCTTGCAGATGCTCAATAATAAGTTGGGAGAATATTCTGACACGCTGCAGAAGTCTATCGGCAACGTGCTGCCTTATATCAGTATATCCGCGCAGATGGCTATGTGTGCGACTTCTATAGTGTCATTATCGAAGACGTTTAATATCTTGGCAGTGATATCCAAGCTGGCGAGAACATCGATAGCGATGTTTTCCCCTATTGTAAAAGTATGTTCAGCCACCATGCAAGGGGCAGCTGTGAGTGCTGAGACTTTAAGACACGCAATTCGTAGTTTGATGATATCTACACTTGTAGGTATCGTTATTGTGGCTCTTACTGAAATTATCGATCATCTCATAAATAAAAATACTCAGGCTGCGGAGAGTGCAAAAAATATGGCGAGCGAAGAAGCCAAAGCTGCCGATGCTGTACAGAGTGCCTACGACAGCACGCTAAAGAGTACTTATGCCAATCTGATTATGAAATACGAACAGCTGAAAGATGGCTGGAAGAACCTGCGCAGTGAGCATGAAAAAACCGCATGGATAAAAAACAATCAGTCGGCCTTTGCTGAGTTGAAGATCAAGGTAAACGGAGTGGCTGATGCTGAAAACATATTTCGGAAGAATACGGGTGCCGTGGTGGAAGCCTTTACCCGAAGAGCGCAGGCTGCCGCCTATGCTGCCAAGTTGACCGAACTGTATCAGAAGCAGATTGGCCTTGTAGATCAGAAAAATAAGGTTGTACAGAATATAGCTAATGATGCTAAAAAAGGCGGAAGACATGCTAAGGAAGGGGATGTTGTGCCTGAAAGCTGGCGAAGCGAAAGATACGGAAGAGTTGGTAATGACGGGCAGTGGCGGTTCACCAAGGTGGGTGCTGAGCGGTATAATGGCACCAACGTTTCGGGCGACAAACAAGTGGCCAAGATTGATAATTCCATTAATAATCTATCTAAGCAGATAGAAGACACGAAGAAGCAAATGGCTTCAGCTGCCAATAGCAACGGGTGGATAGATACGGGCGAAACAACTTCCGGCACAGGTGGCAGAGTCGGCAGAGTCGGAAATGGCGGAACTACCAACCATACCCCGTCCGTGACCGACACGGAAGACGACCCACTGAAGGGTAGCATCGACTGGTATACAAAGGCCATTGACGAGAAAAAGAGACAGCTTTACGCCACTGCCAACGAGGCAACCGCCAAGTCGCTCAACAACGAGATGGAGGCGCTGCAGCGTGACCTCTACTTCCTGAAGGTACGCATAGGCGTGGAGGTTCCGCCACCCATAGAGGTGAAGAAAACCATCAAACCCATGGCAGAGCAGCTGCAGGAGTCGTTCGACGACATGCAGAAGTATCTGAAGGAGCATCCTCTGCAGGTGCAGGCCGACCCCAAGCGCCTGGAGAAGCTGACGCAGAAGATGGAAGACTTCGAAAAGATTAAAGGTCTGGGCAATGTAGACCTGGGAAACTTTGAGGGCGTAAGGAAGGCGATGACAGACATACAAGGCATAGTCGACCCTACCGCTAAGGGCTTCGCTGCAGCCGGCACGGCCTGCCAGGCTCTGGGTGGCGCCATGCAGCAGTTGGGTGGCGACTCGGCAGCAGCCAAGGCAGGCTTGGTGATGGCAGCCATCGGACAATTAGCGCTGTCGTTGGCCACAGCGATGACCGATGCTGCTAAGCAGAGCTGGATAACATGGTTAGCCTTCGGAATATCGGGTACAGCGCAGCTCGTGAGCATGGTGGCGACGATCAGCCAGTTTGCCACAGGTGGTATCGTGGGCGGCAACAGCAAGAGCGGCGACCGGGTACTGGCCCGTGTGAACTCTGGCGAGATGATACTGAACGCAGCCCAGCAGGCACAACTCTTCGCCATCGCCAACGGAAGGATGCAGCCCACGGTGAACACGGACGTGCTGACGGGACTGATGGCAGGAGGCGCAGGAGGCGTGAAGGCTGGCAGTGTGGTGGGCAAGATAAGAGGCAGGGACATCGTGCTGGTGACAGCCAACGAGACCCGCTCTAATCGCAGACGCTCGAACATTAAGATCTGATTGAAAGGTAAAAAGGTAAAAAAGTAAAAAGGTAAAAAGAGCCTTCTTGCTGATTGAAAGGTAAAAAAGTAAAAAAAGCAGATATGTATATACACGGAAGTTACTGTAACGAGAGAGACGTGGAGGTGAAGGTGGAGATACTGACCCACGGGGACCGCACGAAGGAGGTGGAGATAGGTGGCGAGGGAAGCGACATCAGCTGGAGCGAGGACCCTGTGGAGACGAGCACACAGGTGAACGACAGCTTCGACGTGCTGCTGATGAGTCAGGCGAGCGTGAGGCTGCTGTGCCGCAACTATGTGGCAGACTTCTTCTGCTCGTCGTGCCGTGACGCGGTGGTGAACATCTACGAGGGTGGACGCTGTGTATTCGCAGGCTACCTGGAGCCTCAGGCATTCTCGCAAGGCTACAATGAGGTGTGGGACGAGGTGGAGCTGACGTGTGTGGACGCACTGGGTGCACTACAATACAGCAACTATCGGAACGTGGGCACCGCAGGCTCGTCGTATGAGAGCGTGAAGCTGCAGGCCAGCCAGCGCAGCTTCCATAACATCGTGAGCGAGATACTGACGGGGGTGACGGAGAACCTGGATATATCGGGCGGCAGAAAGACGGCCGTGCTGTACGACGGGTCGAAGGCTATCGACGCTACCAACGCCCGCCACTACTCCATCCTGAACGACCTAAGCATCAGCGAGCTGCTCTTTCTTGGCGACGAGGAGGACGACGTGTGGACACAGGAGGATGTGCTGAGCGAGGTGCTGCGCTATCTCAACCTGCATATCGTGCAGGACGGCTGGAGGATGTATATCTTCAGCTGGGAGACGATAAGGGCTGGTGAGGCTACGATATGGCACAACATAGATGGTAGCCTGAAAAGAATACGGACCATGCCGAAGAAGGTGACGGTGGAGACGGCCATCGTGGCAGACTGCGACACACAGATAAGCATCGGCGAGACCTACAACCAGCTGCTGCTGACGGCGAGCGTGACGAAGACAGAGGAACTGGTGGACGACCCGCTGGACAGTGACTCCCTGGAGAACGTGTACGGCAAGCGCCAGCTGCTGCTGACGGAGTATAGTGCCGACGGCGAGGGATGGGCTGCGTATGACGGTATCGTGGATATGGTGACGAACGAGGGTAAGACGACCTACGACGGTGCGAAGGTGACCGACTGGTTCGCACTGGTGAAGAATCATCCCCGATGGACCTTCTATGCGCCCGACGGCAGGAACATGCTGGAGCTGACAAGCGGAACAGACCAGACACAGCTGATAGACATGCTGGGCAAGATGATGTGTGCGGCGCTGATAGTGAGCACGGGTAAGGTGCAGAAGAGAGGCGACGGCTCGGACAACTCGCCCACGGCAAGCATCAGTATGACCGACTACATGGTGATAACGACCAACGGCAACGGCAAGGACACGGAGGGTGAGTACCGGCCATCGGCAGACGACATCAAGAGTGCTATCCCCTGCGCAGAGTATACGGGCAACGTGGCGGGCGGTGTGCTGTCGCCAGCCGACCCGATGGTGACCAACTATATAGTGATATCGGGCAAGATGGTGCTGAATCCGCTGATGAAGATGACGGACTACTGTACGACACTCTACAACAGATTCCTGTACGAGCAGGAACATCCGCAGATGTTCCCCTATTATTGGCACAAGACGGTGCCGAGCCGCAACAACAGCGACGGCAGATACTACACCCGCAAACACTGGTGCGAGGCGCTGGAAGCGATAACGGGCAGCGCCTGGAACAAGGGACCCGACATAGAGAGAAACCCAGGCTTCATACCCTACACGGCAGAAGGTCCGCAGGAGTATGAGTATCAGTACAGCGCGTATGGCGACCGCACAGACAAGCTGTCGAAGGTGCCCATCCTGGCGTGTATGCTCATCGTGGGCGACAAGTGCGTGGTGGAGAAGGCTCCTGGCGAGAAGCTCGGCACGGACACAGCGGGTACTGGCAACGGTGAGAAGCAGGACTACGTGTGGCAGAAGTACAAGACCAAGGCCGAGTGCGGCAGTGATGATGAATACTACGCACAGAGCTTCACCATTGGTGTAGATCCGAAAATAGGCGACAAGATGGTGGGTACGGTGTTCGATGTGCAGAATAACGTGTGGTACTACGACGGCATAGACGCAGAAGGCACTGCCATCCCTGTGAGGTATGAGGACAAGGTGAACGGACAGGTGAAATTCATCATCCTCGGTCCTGTGAACATTACATGGGAGGAGATCGTGAGGAGGCATCCCTCGTTCTGGCGACACACGAAATGGTCGACCCGCAGTGTGCCACTCCTGGCGCACACCTCGTCGATCATGGTGGAGAAGTTCGAGGTGAAGGTGGTGAGCGACAACGGAAAGGCTGAGGTGCCAGCTGGCGACAGCGACATCGTATATATGAGTGACACGCAGGAGGCCTTCGTCAACAAGAAGGATGACCTGGAGTTCAAGATCACGACCGCGCTGACAGCCGCGGACTGCAAGAAACTGGGCGTGGGCAACAGTGTATTCCTCTCTTCTCCGCTATGTACGGCTACTTCGACACCGCTGCTCTCGATATACAACAGGCGGACGCAGGAACAGGCGAAGCCAGAACAGCACTACGTGAACGACTACTGGGAGGAATGGCACAAGCCGAAGGTGCTGATGGAACAGAACTTTATGGACGAAGGCAGTACGGTGTCGCTTTTCAACCTCTACCGGCATCCTGCCATCGGCAAGACCTTCGCCGTACAGGGTATCAGTCGTAATCTGACAGAAGGCACCGCACAGGTGACAATGAAAGAGACCGATTAAAGGTAAAAAGGTAAAAAAGTAAAAAGGTAAAAAGGGCCTTCTTGCTTTTAAAGGTAAAAAAGTAAAAAGAGGCTTATTGCTTTAGAAAAAGTTTAGAACAACATTCAAATCGTGTTAGAATATGATTAAAACGAAGATATACACCAAGCCTAAGATAACGGGCGCATCGGGCGGCAGTACAACCAGGGTGACCCGCCTGCAAGGTATTGCGACAGAAGCCGAATATGCCAGCAAGGCTGGGCGTGCGACTGAGGCAGACAAGGCTAAGGAGGCAGGCAGCGCACAGTATGCAGAGCAGGCAGGACATGCCGGCACTGCAGGTTATGCCACGAAGGCTGGAGAGGTGGACCTCTCGGCAGAGGCGCTCGATCACTTCGCACGCAAGGATCAGGACGAGACCTTTAAGGGAAAGGTAGGTTTCGAGCAAGACGTGAACTTCAAGGCAGCAGCCCTCTTTGCCGACGTGGTGACAATGCTGAAGGAACTGAAGGCACAGGGCGGCATCGAGACCGGCTTTGTGCGTTCAGCTAACTACGAGGAGGATACGCAGCAGGGTTTCGGGCTGTCGCGCACGAAGAACGGCGGCTATCGTCTGTCGCTGAGCGAGCTGGAGGTGTGGTGTAAGGCGATCTTCCACGAACTCGAGATTCGTAAGTTATCCTATGCAGGAGGAAATATATATCTTTCGGGCGCAGGCTCGAAAATTGTGCACGTGGAAGAGCAATACTCTGCATCGGGTGTTA